GCAGTATTAAGTGCATTCACCAAGGTATAGATGGTGTCTGCGTACTCTTTTTCATCCCTTTCAATAACCGCATCCCAGGTGATTCCTACTTCGTAACTCTCAAACTTTTTGCCGGTCTTTTTGCTATTCATAACTAGCAACATCCGGGCTAAAGTCTGCCAGTTCTCTGTCACCATTTCACGTTTTCTCGCTACCCGGCGAATGAGCATTGGCATCTGTTCTTTTACACTGGCATGACTGCTGGGAGTATGAACCCCGAAGGCAAACTCAGGAACCTCGGAAACGTCGACAATGCAATAGAAAAGTAGTTTGAGTAAAGCTTCTGCATCACCAATTGTCGATTGCGCCTCGATAAAGCTGGCGTCCTCTTCATCTGTGAAGATGAGTAACTCATGGCCTTTTAAGTCAATGTTCGCCTGTTCACCTCTCTGTACTGCCTTAAGAGCTTCCGGGAAGTTGTTTTGCAAAAAAGCTTGTACATCCCGGAGCTTCAGTTTCAACCTAGGAGTGGAATGCATCTTGCTACCCTGCATAGCGTGGAGCATAACGTCGTGATAGGCTTTTAGGTAAGGCTCCACCGCTTCCAGTTCACTTGTGCCATATAGCTCTGTTTCCTCCGGCTCGTTCTTGAAGTGAATTATCGGAACAAACCCCCAAGGGTTAGACCGTATTTCATTAGTCAGACCTTCCGGAGCGTCACCTTCGACTTTCAATACAACCTTGTCGGCAGTAAACTTCTGCAACACGATATATTCTTTTTCCTGTCCTTCTTCGTCCTTCCACTTTGCCCGCGCTTTAATGGTATAAGCCTTTGGCCTCCTGGTAATCGGGTCAACCTCAATATCCGCTATCTGCTCTGGCGGAATGATAATAAAATCAATCCGGTTTTCTTCATCTGGATAAAGCGGGTCATCGTTCTCCAGGTTGGCCAGCATCACAAAACTATCACCATCCCGCAGGCAAAGCTGATGCACCTTCTGCATCCGGCTAACCCAGCGGCTTACATGCTCATCCAGGACTTCCTGGCTCTCTTCGTCCTTACACCGGAACCTTGGTACGCCCATGAATCCTGCCAGAGTATTTATGATAGGCTTGGCAAACCCGGCACCCAGTTTGTAATCATCGTGGGTATTATGATACAGCTGCCGGGCAAGCTCATAGTCTACCCTGGTGCTGTCTAAAACATATGGCACGTTCCAGCCGCCACCAATAAGGCTACCAAATCTGCCGAATATACCTTGTCTTAACTTTGAAATTTCGCCAGTTGCTTTTTTTAGCCATCCTTGTTTAGCCATATAATTTCGCCCCTCTCAGTAGCCCTACTCCGTGCATGTTATACCCAATCATATCATCTTCCAATGCATAACGAATTGCGTCAATGGAATGATCATCCTTATCCGGAAATTTGTTTTTTATCATTCCATTCCGGTCTGTTTCTAATGCATAGTTAATAAATTCTTTTGCAGCCAGTGGACTGCGTAACGAGTCAATGATAATAGCCTCAAGGTCTTGCAACCATTTGATTCCGAATTCTACTGAACCCGGACCTTTCTTCGCACCGACTACCCTGATGCCATAACTTCTTAACTCATCAATTGATTTCGGTTCTGCGCTATCTGCAACAGTGATTACATCGTTGTATTTTTGAATTTTCATTGATAATAAACGATTGGACAAGTTCAATCCAGCAACCTCTGCAAATAAGTACAACCGGCGTCTTGTACTATCATAATGCAAACGTTCAAAACAAGCCGGGTGAGCTGCATAACCAAAGTCCAATCCCTGACGTATTCGATCAAACCGCGCAATTTGTTCATCGGTAATGGTTTCAAGTATTACATTGGTGAATACTTCCAAGCCTGTTCCGATTTCTTCTCCGAGGTATTCATGTCTGTATGCAAGTTCATTAACTTGTTTCAAGTGCTCTGCTTCGGTTAAAAATCTTTCGCCCAACCAATGCTGGGGTACATCCAAATATGTTGAATGATGAACTCGTTTTCCCGGTTTCGGTATTTTCGCCTCTTGGTTCACCCATGAACGAGCTGATTTTGGAGGGTTGTATGAGAAGAATACTACCCGCCTTTGGTCCCCGCCTCGGAATACTGATTGCAAGATATTCCGTATTTCGTTCATTGAACCAAATTGGTCAAGCTCTTCAAACCATGCATATTTGATATATCCTTTACCGATATTGATTGATTTCAACTTTGAGGGCTTGTCTGCTCCACGAAAGATAATCCGTTGCCCTGTAGGAAGGTAGACAATTTGCATAGGGCTAACTTGTACGTAGAACAGATGACCCATATTCATCTTTGCAATAGTCCATTCAAACTGACCGATGACTGAATCCCGGAGTTCATTTTGATACCGCCGGAAAACTACTGCGTTTGCATCCGAATCTCTTAACATTCCTAGAATTATTTCAATGCTAATAAAAGTAGATTTGGTTGAACCACGTCCGCCTTTGAACCAATATTCATCATACATTTCCTCTTTTAGCTCCCTGTGCAATTCATAGAAGGATGGTGCAATTAATTCCGAAAGCCTGACATCTACTACCGGGGCCGTCATCATATGCATCGTTCCTCGATTTCGCTATTGGTCTCCGTTACATCATCTTTTGAATCGCTTAGGTCATCCACTATCCTTACCACTGCATCAGCTGTTATGTTCAGCTTATCATTGAACAGCCCTAAATGTTTACCAAGCAAATCCAATGCACGAATCTTATCGTGCAACTTTATCTCCCGTTCAACTCCCGTTCCGTGCTTGGACGGGATTCTTCTTACCCGGATGGATGATATTGCTGCGGTATCTTCTCGGGCGGCATCGTCGTGTAATGACGCATCGTATGAATTAACTACATCCGTTGGATTGATGAAGGCTATTTTTGCAAGTTCCTCAATCACCCTATCCTGAGTCACCTTAGTCCTTTGTTCCCGCTCGTACATAGCTAATTTAATGGCTTGCTTCACTTTGGGGTTTTTTAATAAACAATGCGCCTGAAATTCCGCATTCTTTATGCTATATCCCGCCCTTATAGCCGCCTGAGAAGCATTAAGGTCTATTAGGTATTCCTGCACAAATAAACGTTGTTTTGGAGTGAGTTTTAAACTATCCAGTACGGATTTCGGAGGAGTAGGAAGTAATGCTTTTGGTTTCCTAGTTGATTTTTTCTTTTTTGTATTGTTGCTTCCAAACTTAGTCCGAGTAAATCCTTTCTTGGACGACATAGTCCCACCTCAGCTCAGTCAGTTCGGTTATCAAAACTAATAGGTTAAGGCAAGTAATTATACCCACCCTTTAATCAGCCATGATGGTTAAAAGCCGAACCAAAAGATTTTCTGTTTCTTCTGTTAATAATTATATCAAAAGATGTCTAGCTAAGTCAAATTCATAGACTCCCCTCCCAAAAGAAAAAAGCACCCTTTTTATTCGAGTGCCTCCAGTTTTCCGGTCAGCAGCTTTCTTGCCGCTATTCCATGAATGACTTTGCTTCCTCTAATTTTCTTATTACAACATCTATACTTTCTTTCTTGCTAAATGTCATCACAACAGGATAATCATCTAAATTTGCCTCTCCTGCTTTGATGACTCCTGGGCTTCCAATTTCTCGTGGCTCTTGATTAGCAAATATTACAACGCCTATCTTATATCCTTCCTGTTCGATGTATCCCCCTGCCGCACAGATATCACCAGTTCCAAACTCCAATTTTACGCTCTCATTTTCTTTTTTAATCATCTTTTATTCTCCTTTCATTCACATTCGACAAGTATTCACACCCCGAAGACGAGCACCATTCGTCCCCTCGCTCATTATCGTTCTATGATTCTACCTGTTTTTACTTCAACTAATTCAAACATTACAATCCCCTTTCTTTTACATAAATCACTCTTTCTTATCCCTTCTAACCTCCTCAACCTCTATCACATACCCCTCTATATCTCTATCCCGCATAATACGTCCCGCCTTCCTACTAGCCTTACAGCTATCTTCAGCCTCTACCTCCAGAATGAATAAACCAAAGCCGATTGAAGTTCTCGTATATTCATTTCACTAGCTGTCGGGTCTACACTTCCGCTTTGATTATACTTTAGATTCCTATAGTCATCCATCAAACCACTCCTCCAATATCATCAAATACAACTGGAATTTTTGCCTTCGATTCTTTCAGAAGCAAACCAGCAACTTCCCGCATTTGTGGGTGTGCAGCAGGTGATGTTCTCAACTTCAAAAAATGTCGCCACTCTCTAATATTGGCAGTCATCACAAGTTCGGTTTTCAAACTATTTGGCAGAACCGCCCTCGCTTCTTGTGGAGAACAGCCCCAATTTAACATTTTGAAATACATTTGTTCAGCAACTAAACAAGCCCTATACCACATGTCATAACCTTCTGTTCCGGGAACCAAGAAACAAGGTTCAATTACAGTTATTTCACCGTTGAATTGACCTTTTGAATAATTACAATACCTGGTTGATTCTTGGGAATAACTCGCTATTCTATGGCGAACTATTTCATGGGAAACGCCCCTGTCACAAATAAACTTTACTGTAAAGTTGAAATGTTCCAAAACTGATTCATGCCCACGTTTAATGATATTTTCAATGAATTTATAAGCCGAATCATCAGTAATTTTATCTTCTGACTTATAACAAACCCTCCCACACAATTCCAATTTCCTTATTACATCTAGTCCATCAAATACATCCATAATTTCAACACTTGGTTTAATAACTTTCATATTTAGCCTCCTTTCACAACGCAATCTCCTTGACTGAACTTACTCCGGATTTTAGGTTTCTGTCCTATCTTGTATACATGGACATTGCCAACAACTCTCCGGCATCTCTAACTCCAATATTGCTTTATGCATCGTTATCACGCT